TCTTCTGGAAAAAGGAAGAAATAATGGCAGTTGATAAAGCTCAAACACCCTTTATGCAGGAACTTATGCCTGAAGGGGAAGAGCCGCTTGAAATAGAGATCGTTAATCCAGAATCTGTCTCGATAGGGACGGAAGATGGTGGGGTATTGATTGATTTTGACCCTGACAACCCGATGACGGGTGGCACTAACCACGACTCTAACCTAGCCAATTTCATGGAAGACAAGGATCTTCAGATTCTTGCTTCGGAACTGGTATCAGCATATGTCGCTGATAAAGACAGCCGATCAGACTGGGAACAGGCATATATACAAGGTCTGGATCTTTTAGGTCTCAAGTTTGAAGACCGCACCACTCCTTGGGATGGAGCGTGTGGTGTATTCCATCCTATGCTCTCAGAAGCAGTGGTTCGCTTTCAAGCTCAGACTATACAGGAAATCTACCCAGCGGCAGGGCCAGTAAAGACGCAGATTGTAGGGTCTCTGACCAATGAAAAGGTATCTCAGGCAAACAGGGTTCAAGACTATCTGAATTACCTGATTACCGAAAGAATGACAGAATACAGGACGGAGACAGAAAAACTTTTGTTTTCTCTCCCGATAGCAGGTTCTGCCTTTAGAAAGGTGTATTACGATCCGAACATGGGCAGACCTTGCGCCATGTTTGTCCCAGCAGAAGACTTTGTAGTCAGTTACGGGGCATCAGATCTGGAAACCTGTGAACGTGCCACGCACGTTATGAAGAAAACATCTAATGAAATACGCAAATTACAGGTGGCAGGATTCTATGCAGATGTAGATCTTTCCCAGCCAGAGCCTGATATCAGCGAAATAGAAGAAAAGTACAACCGATTAACAGGTGATTCAGACAATTATGAGTTTGATCATCGACACACCTTGCTTGAGATGCATGTACATGTTGACCTTGCAGGGTTTGAAGACAGGGAAGGAGGGGAATTAACAGGAATCGGCCTCCCTTATGTCATCACGATAGAGAAGTCTTCAAGAAAGATATTATCAATCAGGCGCAACTGGTATCAAGACGATCCCCAGAAGATGCCCAGACAGCACTTTGTACACTACCAATACTTACCGGGGTTCGGTTTTTACGGCTTTGGGCTAGTTCATATGATTGGTGGACTGTCTAAATCAGCCACTTCATTGCTAAGGCAGCTAGTTGATGCAGGTACGCTTGCTAATCTTCCCGGTGGCTTGAAGTCTAGGGGGCTTAGGATCAAGGGTGATGACACTCCGATCATGCCCGGTGAATTTCGGGATGTGGATGTTCCCGGTGGTGCGATACGGGATAACATCTCTTTCCTCCCCTATAAAGAGCCTTCTAACGTCCTGTATCAGCTTCTGGGCGATATTGTCAATGAAGGGCGTAGATTTGCATCAGCAGCGGATGTAAAGGCAGCAGACATCAATGGAGAGGCTCCAGTAGGAACCACTCTGGCAGTATTAGAGCGAGAAATGAAGGTCTTGAGCGCAGTACAGGCGCGAGTTCACCATGCTGTCGGTGTCGAGCTTAAAATTCTGGCAGAAATTGTCAGGGATCATGGCCCAGACACTTATCCTTATGAGTTAACAGAAGATCCTCTAGCCTCTGAGGACTTTGATGACCGTGTAGACATCATTCCTGTCAGTGATCCTAACTCTGGAACGATGGCGCAACGCATTATGCAGTATCAAGCGGCACTACAGTTGGCGGCTCAAGCCCCACAGATGTACGATTTACCGCTTTTGCACCGCCAGATGCTGGAAATTCTGGGAATTCGGGACGCAGACAAGATTGTTCCGATAGAAAATGACATTCTGCCTACCGATCCAGTGACAGAAAACATGAAACTGGTGACAGGAGAGCCTGTTAAGGCGTTTTTGTACCAAGATCACGAGGCACATATCCTCACACACACCGCTGGAATGGAAGATCCACGGATTATGGAGGTTATGTCAAAGAATCCCAACGCAAAAACAGTTATGGCAGCGAGTCAGGCGCATATTGCGGAGCATTTGGGCTTTGCGTACCGTCAACAGATCGAAAAAGAGCTTGGTGTGCCTCTACCACCGCCTAATGAGCCTCTCCCAGAGGACATTGAGCTTAGAATTTCGCAGTTAGTAGCCCCAGCCGCTGCACAATTGACTGGAAAAGCCCAGCAACAGGCTGCTGCGGAGAAGAATGCAGAACAACAGCAAGACCCTGTGATACAGATGCAGCAGAAAGAGCTTCAGATCAAGGAACAGGAAGCAATGGCTAAAGCACAGGCTGAAATGGCTAAAATACAGCTAGATTTGCAGAAAAATCAGCAAAAAACCGCCCTAGATATAGAGAAAATGAACCTTCAGGAACGCCTTGAAGAGCAAAAACTCCAAGGAAAACTGGCTTCTGACGTATTAAAAGAGAAAGAAATAGAGTCAAGAGAAGCAATTGAAGGAGTAAAAATAGGTATAGACATGGCGCAAAGAATAATAGACAATTCTAATGAGTGACAAGTTAGCAGTAAACGCATTGCAGGTTTTACGGGATGAAATCCGTAAACAGATGAACGAAATGGCAGATCATATTTCGGGCGGTGGCTGCAAGGATTTTAACGAATACCAGCACTGTACAGGCATTATTAAAGGCTTTGCAGTTGCAGAAAGGGAACTCCTCGATCTGGATAAGAGAATCGAGGGAGGATAGTTTCTCCGCATAAGGCGGTGCAAGGTGACTCTGGACACCAACATCCAGTGCAAGAGAGAGTATTATGGAAGCAGTAAAAACGGTTGAGGAGACAGAAACAGATGTCGCGCATCAACTGCCCAAACCGAAAGGTTATAAATTACTCATAGCCCTACCTGAGCCTGACGAGAAAACAGAAGGCGGCATACTTAAAGCGAAACAGACTCTCCAGTTGGAAGAGATTGGTTCCATATGCGGTTTTGTGATGGCAATCGGCCCAGACGCTTACCAAGACAAGAAACGCTTCCCTAACGGAGCGTATTGTAAGGAAGGCGAATGGATACTGATGAGATCTTATTCTGGAACTCGTTTCAAGATTCACGGCAAGGAATTTCGTCTAATCAATGATGACAGTGTTGAAGCTGTTGTTGACGATCCTAGGGGGATTATAAAGGCATGAGCGAAGAAGCAATAGTAGAAAACGAAGACCCGAAAACTTCCTTTGAGGAGAAATTTCTGGGTGTACGCACAAAGATCGGCAAAAGTGCCGAAGCAGAAGAAGACGCTCCAGATGTGGAGATTGTGGATGACAGACCTCCTGAAGACCAGAGACCTCCACAAAAAGCTGAAGCCAATGAAGAGTCCGAAGAGGACGAGCTTGCTGGTTACAGCGATAAAGTCAAAAAGCGTATTAACAAGTTACGTTACCAACAGCATGAAGAACGTAGGCAGCGAGAAGCTGCTGAAAAAATGCGTGAAGAAGCTGTCCGTGTAGCACAAAGCTTGCAACAGCAAAACCAGCAATATCAGGATGTGATTCGCAATGGCGAAGCCATGTTGGTTACCCAGATCAAGGATCGGGCAGCGTTAGCGGTAGAGAAAGCAAAAACGCAATATGCCACTGCTTATGAAGCAGGGGAAACCGACAAGGTAATAGAGGCACAAGATGCACTTATTTCTGCTCAATCAGAACTGAGAGAAGCCAATAATCAGGCTTCAGCAGTAGAGCAGAGACAAAAGCAGTATCAGGAATACATGCAGTCGATGGGGCAAAACCCCCAGCAACAACAGTATGCTCCACCGCCTCAACAACCTGTGCAACAACAGCCCGAAGTTCCAAAGCCTACAGAAAAGGCTTCAAGCTGGGCGAAAGAAAATCCGTGGTTTGGAAATCCAGAACATAAGGAAATGACAGCCTTAGCGTATGGTGTTCACGAAAAACTGATTACCAATGAAGGTTTTGATCCAAACTCGGATGAATACTTTGAAGCAATCAATGCAACAATGCGATCAAAATTCCCAGAATACTTCGGTGAAGACGGTGGTGAAGGACAAGCCCCCTCATCTTCCCGAAAGGCTTCCACGGTAGTCGCACCCTCCTCAAGGAGTAATGGTGCAAAACCGCGCAAAGTGAGGTTAACGTCCACCCAAGTCAAACTCGCCAAGCGTCTTGGGTTAACTAGTGAACAATATGCCAAGCAACTCATACGAGAAGGAGTTTAATAATGGCTGAAGAGCGCACACCACGGTCTGTAGAAGACCGACAAGCTGAAGAAAGACCAAGTGATTCATGGATTCCTCCATCAACACTTCCAACTCCCGACCCGCAAGAAGGGTGGGTATTTCGCTGGGTAAGAACAGCGACCCTAGGAAGCGCAGACAATACTAATGTCTCGCAGAAATTCAGGGAAGGTTGGATACCGTGTAAAGAGGAAGATCATCCAGAACTTCAGGTAATGTCTGATGTTGGCTCCCGATTTGAAGGGAACATCGAGATAGGCGGCCTTTTGCTTTGCAAGGCTCCTGAAGAAGAGATGAAAAGGCGTGAGGAATATTATCAAAAAGCCGCAGCGCAACAAATGGAATCAGTCGATCACAGCTTTATGAAAGAGAATGATCCGCGAATGCCTTTGTTAAATCCAGAGCGTACATCGCGCACAACCTTTGGACGGGGATAGCGTAAACTCGCTTTCTCCATAATTTTAATGTAGCAATGGAGAAATATTATGGCTACTTCAGCAACCCCTAACGGTGCAGAACCAGTAGGAGGTCTTTCCTCTTGCGGCTCTTTCACTGGAAAGGTTCGCCACTTGAAGGTGACTAACTCCTATGGAACTAGCATCTTTTATGGTGACTTTGTTAAACTGGCAAGTACGGGTACGGTTGAAAAAGACACAGGAACAACTGCTTTAACGCCTATTGGTGTTTTTATGGGTTGTACTTACACCGATCCTAATACCAGCCAGAAAACCTTTTCACAGATGTGGACAGCTTCTACAACAGCAACAGACATTATGGCTTATGTTCTTGATGATCCTGATGTTGTTATGAGAATGCAAGGCGATGCTTCACTCGCCCAAACCACTCTTGGAAACAACGTGGCAGTAGTGCAAACTGCTGGTTCTACCACAATTGGCCGCAGCAAGAATGCTGTGGATTCATCAACAGCGGCAACAACAAACACTTTACCTTTGCGTATTGTCGAGTTTGTTGACGGCCCCAGTAGCACAGTTGGCGATACTTATACTGATGTTCTTGTAGCGTTTAACGCTGGAATGCATCTTTATCGTAACGCGACTGGCATATAAGGAGATCTGAGAAATGGCTATTTCAAGAGCGCAGATGCTCAAGGAACTCCTACCGGGTCTTAATGCCCTGTTTGGTCTTGAGTACGAAAAGTATGAAGACGAGCATACCATGATGTACGAGACTGAAGCTTCAGACAGATCGTTTGAAGAAGAAGTCAAGTTGTCAGGTTTCGGTTCAGCACCAGTCAAGCCTGAAGGTTCTGCCATCAGCTATGATTCGGCACAAGAATCGTTTACCGCTCGTTACAACCATGAAACAATTGCACTTGGTTTCAGCATTACAGAAGAAGCAATGGAGGATAACCTCTATGATTCCCTGTCTGCCCGATATACCAAGGCACTGGCTCGTGGTATGG